GCCCCGTGTCACATATGTTGACTGAATCCAATATGAACCAGGTGATAATGTACCATTTAAGTAAATTCTTCCACTTACATCCATATAGGCGTACCTAACTTGAAATAACTTATTATATCCGGCTACATACCACCCAAAATTTACTAATCCTCTCTCAGTAGTAGGTTTAGGTATTCCAGATGGTAATGTGCATAGTAATATCCAACTATCACCATTTTCACTTACACTCAAAGATCCAACAAATGTCATTAATTGTAGAGTGCTGTTATAACTAACTTTAAGGGCGGGATCAAGATTATGGCCTAGTGCGGATATACTAGCATTAGGTGTAAAAGTATTTTCATTTAAAGTGCAATTTGTAAATGCTGTCCACCCTCCCCCCACGCTTATTTGGTCTGTTATTGTTTTAGCCGCATTAGCATTTGTATTAGCCGTATTAGCTGTACTAGCGGCATTGTTAGCCGTAGTTAAAGCCTGTCTTGCATTATTACTAGCCGTATTTACAAGCGGGGTTAACGTCTTTACCGCTTGTTCAGCGCTAGTGGCTTTTGCAAGTGCATTTCCAGCGTCACTAGCGGCACCACTAATTTCGCTCTGATTTGTCTTCATTCCAGTGTCTATTTTAAGAAAAGCGTCATTCAAGTCTCCTAAAAAAGTAGGCTTATCTGTTCCTATCCACTGTGGAAGACCATAATTAGCCGTATGGTTTGTAGCTCCCATTATCAAAACCTCTCTTTCTTTATGCATTTACTTTAAGTGTATCGTACTGCGTTGCTGTGATACCATCCTGAGCAGTACCAACAGTAAGGTAATTTTTAAGTTTAGCAGTAATAGCGTCCACATCGTCCTGTAGATTATTTAATGCTGTAGTCACTGTAGCAATCTGTTGATCGACATACTGCTTAGTTACACCACTTGCCTGACCTTCGCTTAAGTTGTGCAAAGCTGTGTCTATTTTAGTCATTGCTCCGTTAAAATCTGTTAACCAACTAGGCTTATCAGTTCCAACGAATTCCGGTAATTCATAATTAGCTGTCTTATTTGTAGCACTCATTTTTTTTTCCTTTCTTTATGAAATAATTTGAGAAGCTGTACTATCGAATGTATATGCAGTAAAAGCATATCCGTCTAATGTAGTTGCGTCTTTGTCTTTTCCATCAAACGCGCTGGCTTCTATTGATAGTGGTCTGGTAGTCTGAACAAATCTATACAGCACATCCTGTATTCGATCATAGCTACCGTTTTCAAAGTCGAAAATATAGTGTGGATAATATTTTCCAAACCATTCTCTACCATATACATCAAATTTAATTGCACTTAAGTCCATGTTATCAAATGATGTACAGGTTATGCCGTAGTCATCAAATTCTAAAGCTGTAACTCCCCAATATCTTAATGTATCATAGATGTCATTTACAACTTTATCGATGCTTTCTTTATATCCTGTGGTTGGATTAAAAATAAGTATTTTTCCTAGAATGCTTTCATCCACATATTTTTTAAGCTTTTCTATTTCTACGGCTATTAGCTGTTTGATACTGTTATCGGCGCTATCAATGTAAGAATATACTTCAAAAATTCTTTTTGAAATTTCTTCGTATATTTCATTGAATTTCTGCCCTGTTTCGGTTACAAAGTCAGCATACGTTGTTTCGATAAATGTTGATAGCTTTCCGTCAACTTCATTGATTTCATTTTCTAACAAAATAGTTTGTTTTTGGTTCTCACTATCAACATACGTTTTTAGTTCGCTTATTTTTTGATTCACATAATTCTCAAAATCAACATTGATATTATTCAACGCTTCTATCACTTCATTGATTTTATCCTGTATTTTACACATCTGATCATATGGAGAAATTGAATCAGTGTAAGTTACGGGAAGAATTCTTGTGAACCTGCAACAACCATAATAAGGTTTTAACATTTTAACCTCCTTTCTGATTAATAAATACCGAAAAAGAGATCGCTCAATTCTCCAATAATATCCGCGTCTATATTCAAAAACGTACTTCTAAATTTATTCAACATATCTGAATAATTTTCTGTCCCGTTTTTTCCTGACACATGCTCTATATAATCCTCTAGGTTATTAAGCGTTTGATTGTTTGACATAGTTCCACTATAATTACTTGTTGCGTTAGATGAATTATTAGCCGTGTCTTTTGTGGCAGTTGTCAAGTATTTCATACTATCAATACCATCCAATCCGCCTTGCGGTGTATTATTGAATAAATTATAGCTTTCTGAATTGCTTGTGCTATTGGTATTGTTTTCACCACTCCTGTTTTCATTGATATCCCTTTTTTCATCCTTTTTCCTATTGTAAGTCCTGTATAAATCAGTATCAAACATGGGATTAAATTTGATTAACTCTGACTCATACAATTTATTATAATACGGCATGATTACATTAAACTTTGAATCTAGTTCAAGTAACCAGCGGCCAACCGTATCCCAGCATATTTCCCTGGTAAAATAATGTTTTATTATTTTTGTTTCAAGCACAGGTTTATAGTCAACATCAAATATAGGGTAATTGAATCTAAAAATTTTAGGCCTAGCCAGATTAATAACGCTATCAATTTCATCATATCCAGCCGGGGAAGTAAGTCCTGCAAATGATTCGCATATTGTTTTTAACTGAGCCGTATATACACTCATTCTTCCTCACCCCTTCCCCCCAAAAATTCTTTATCATCAACTATATTAATGTCTTCATTAAATTCAACGCTTATGTTTAATTCAGGAAACATTCTGTTTATCTGATCGCAAGCTTGTTTTCTCGCTTCTAAAACGCTGAACCTGTTTGCCATGGTTCCTCCCATTGACCTTGAAACTTCATCGGAAATCAATCTTTCCCTTTTCTGAAAACTGACATTTGATATACCTAATGCTGTAAGACATTCATTCCAAGTTTGCGTTTTAAGTTCTGTAAGTTTGTCGCTTACATATGGTGCATCAGTTTTTAACACGCTTAGATTTTTT